TCTTGTCGAAGACAAAGAGGCCCGTTTTCTGATGATATGAAAAGATGAAATCTTCCAACGACTTTTCACTGTCGAAGCTAATCATGCTCGCGTCCTTATTTGGCGCAAGCAACAGATACAAATGTACTGTGATGGTGCTAGCGCAATTTTCCTTTTTTGGACCCGTCAAATCCAATATTGTCAAGTCGCGAAAATGGGCGGTGCAGAAAACTGCGCGACTTGACGGTCATCCTTTGGCTCATGACTTCCAAAGGGGAACACCGCCCACATGTTTTATACCAATTTTATCATCACTTGGCAATAATTACCTATTACCACCAAACAAATCAGTTGTTTCAATTTCTGGTTCTTTCATAATTTCAGATTTCTTTTTGGCTTTCAATTGCTTGAAACGTTGCCATGCAGCGCTTTTTGGTTGCGTCTGACCTAGACCTTTGCACCAATAATCATTACGAAGAATACATTTAGCCATGCGACGCCATGATGGTGCCCATTGCTTTGCTTCAAGCTGAGGAGGAGCTTCATCAGGGATAACCTTGTATCCGCGACGATGCCAGCCAACAATGAACTTTTTGAACCTATCCGCGTAATGGTCCCGCGTTTTCGGTGGCAAAGTTCGTAACAACATATTGGTGAAACTTTCCCAAGTGTGACCTTCAGGTAAAGTAACCTTGTTATATCCGTTAATGTTTCCTTTTTCTTGAATGTATAGAGACCCGCTGTTAGCTCCATTTACACGCGCCACGAGCTTGAACCATGTTTCAGGTTCTAGGATATGATAAAGCCAAAGACCCTTGCGCTGGTCATCTCCAAAAGGCTGGCATAGACGTTGATCAGAAAGAGGAACGCCAGCCATCTGCATTTTGTCGTATACAGGATTATGAGGCTTTTCAGGGTAGCAAGAATGATATTTCCATATATCTTCCGTTCTCCAATCGTAAATAGGATAAACGTTATATACTTGACCAGTTACTTTTGTAGTCCAACGCCATCCATTAAGCATTAAGTCTTTCTTTTCCCACGTTGCGATAGCGCAGTAACGATGCAGGCTTTCTTGTGCGCGAATTCCAATAAATCCGGCTGTCTTTTTACCCTCACCATACCATGAGCCAAATACCGTGATGAATTCCTCAAACTCAATACCATCATCCATATCATCAAGCAGGAATGGATAATCCTTTACGCCTTTGCTTCCGTGAGGCTTTTCCCTGATCCAGTCGCTTTCTCTATTTGGGTCCCATGCAATCCATTGCGGTTCGTAATTGGTCAGAGCGTTTCTAAGGCGCATAGGTATGCAAATCCAATGCGGATCAATGTTGGCCTTATATAGATCGAACATTTCTTTCGCATGTTTGATGGTATCCATATACTGCGCCTCAAGGTCAATATACATGATCCCGACCTTAACATCTCGTCGTTGAGCCTCCTCCATCACAAGATGGAACAAAACACTGCTATCTTTACCGCCTGAAAAAGCCACATATTGACGCTCAGTAGCATCAAACGCCATCGACACGCGCTTACGTGCTTCTCTCAAAACATCAGTTTCTAGGTAACGTTTACCGCCCATAACTCACCTCAATAAATATCTGCCTGACGATCAGGGCTTGCATCTTCCATCGGGACAGGATCAAGTCCGTTCGCTTCAAGCCATTTATTCAATGCATGTAATGCAACACCATCAGCGGCCTTTTGCTGTTCTTCTGTGAGCAAACCATAGCCACCACGGAATTCAGACGGTATACCGTATTTATAGCAAAGCGCGGCCTGACCAAGCCATGCAATGCGGTTCATTGCAGTATTCGTTAGGTAATGCTCACAAGAATGTTTCCACTCAGTTATTACATGATCTAGCACTCGCGCAAATTCTTCTGTGTCTGATAGCAAATCACGGTAATAAGCACGACAATTATCGGCTGTCATTCCTTTAGGTGGTTTTGTTTCATAAAAACCAGCCTTTGCACATTCCCACTTATCAAACGTATGAAATATGCGGTTTTCATCATCGGTATTTGCAGTCTTAACTGTTACTTCCTCGTTTTCGTAATCATCTGCATCACCTGACAAATCTTCAAAATCTTCTGGTGTGATAAAGCCTTGCGGCTCCCATGCCTTTGAAAACTCTCCATCTGCAAAGATGTCTGAAAGTCCGGTAATCTGGCACAAACGCAAAACTTCGTCTTCATCCATACCAAGTTCTTTGCAAATCTTCTTGTTTGACCAATTACGGCGCTTTAGCTCAATAACCATGTCTGACATGGCTTCTACCTTGTGCTTACCTCTTGCGCGGTTATGTCGAACGGTAGAGGCCATACGTTCAGTCTTACCAACTTGTTCGGCACGGATTTGAACAACTGGCAAATACCCATGAATACGATTTTGAATGTCTAAGCATTCTTTTCCGACACGGTGGCGGTGAAAACCATCAACAACAACAATCTTATCATCTTCCTTGTTTCCGACAATTGGCTGTGTGTATCCATCGGCCCGAATAGATGTGCGTAGAAGCTCCATTTCTGGTGGAGCAACACTATTAGGGTTATAATCGTTTGCTTGAACTTCCTCGCTTACAACCCAACGAACAAAATCAACCGGTTCAGTCTTAAAAGGGCTGATCTTGTGAAGCTGTTCACGAATTTGGTTTATTGCATCGACTTGCTCCGATAAAGGCAGTTTTACAATCTGACTGCAAATTTCAGATACATCAAATTTATTCATCATAACTCCTTAAACGGACACAATTACGCTATTCGCGCAATTTGCACGTTATATGAAACAGCCAAATTTTGTGGGAAATGACTGCAATGTTGACTTACCCGGCTCTCACCCCGGCCTCACAATGCTTGGGCGACGCTCCTTAGTAGCGGAACATTGCATTGTGAGAGAACGCTTTCGGTCTTTCGACCGAGAACGTCGCCCATATGTTTTATATCAATTCACTCAATATTCGTCAATTCTTTTTCGATGTAGTTTCTTGCCATTTCTCTCCACCCGGACCGGCCAGACGTTAGGACATCGCAATCGGCATGAACTATTGCAAAAGCAGCCGCCTGAATGTTGTTATCATCTTGAAATGCAAGTTTTAAATTTTCTATCTTCATTTCGGTCATGCTTATTATCGAAATACTTCGCTCTTTTTTTTCGTCAAACTCAAGGTACTTTAAAGCCTTGAGCAAATCTTCTTTTCGATCTCCTTTTAATCCGGCACGCCAAATATATTTCAGTGCGTTTCCAAGAGTAAATGACATATCAACCGTGTATTCAATACATTCAATTCCGTTTCGGCTGTAATGACTTGGGTGGTCAACTTTATTCATTTCAATCCTCAATTATGTAATTGATTTTCCATTTTTGCCGCTTTAATGAACTTCATCCAGTGCGTCGGAACTCCGTCAAGGAAACATCGCCCCTGCAATACATAAGCGTTACGTCCTTGTTCTTGCAGCTTGCGTTCTGCCCGATTATACAAATGGTTTTGCTCGTCAATATCAGATTGAACGATTTGTGCTTTCTCAGCGTAAACGCCCCTTTGTACTCTGAAAAATTCAGTCTTTGGGATAGACATTTTAGTAGTCTTTTTCTTGCTGTTTCGTCGAATAGCATCATCAGAAATATGATAGCCTGCTTTAATAACAAGCATAGAAACTTCGCGCTCTGGAATGTCAAACTTGGATGCAAGCAAGACTTTTACTAATGATGGATCAGTATTCTTTTCCATCAGGTCTTTTGAGCTATCAATGAGTTTTGATATTTGCTTTACGCTAAGGTCTTTGCACGTTCCCGGAGATCGCATATTTCCTGTTGAAAGGCCCGCACGATAGATCATGTTTCTGATCTGCTTTACGCCGTAATCGTACTTTTTGCATAATCGAACGTACATTTCAGACGATGACATTTTTCCAGCATTGATAATACGTTCTGCTTCGGTGGTAATTTTTTTAAAATCCGATGGATCAAGCTTTTTTGACATTATTTCATTCTCTCCATAAGAGACAAACTGCCATGTTTGACATTTGCTAAACTCGCATCGGCAACAATGCCAGACGCAACTGTTTCTTTCAGCGATAACGCGGTGTATTTTCGTGCCTGTGAGAGCCATTGACCGTATCCGGCATCATCACGGTTCTTACGGCATTTGTTGGCCTGTACGAGCGCAAAACCGCGTTCTGTTTCATGTGAAATAATCGCTTCTGCATGATCCGCTTTCTTGCAGAAATTACCAAAGCCGATTTTCATGATGGTGGCTAATGTGCTATTTGACATTGATCAAAATTCCTCGATAATAAAACACTTGTCTATCACGATGATCATCTGGCAATGATCCAAACGAAACAATATCTATTGATCCATCATTCCACAATGCTGCAAGTTCTTCTGAACTAATATTGAACTCGTATGGAATGGTTTTTGTTTCCACAATCGTCTTGTTAAGTCTCTGCCGAAACTCATCAAGTATTCGTCCTTCATTTGTCATCTTCATACAACCCTTTAGCTTTAGCACCAAAGTTATCATACAGGTATTGTTATGCTTTCATTTGTTTTCCCAATTTCGATTTCAACGTATCCACCAAGATGCTTTGATTTTTTGATGGAAAGCGACCATTTGCTGTCATCAACACAAATCTGTTGTGAAATTGCATCTAGTCCTGCCTTGATAGATGCCAGCATGTTGTCAAGGTCACGGAGAATATTGTCTGGCGGATAAAACACAATTGACAAATGCAATTCATCCGCTTCAATCTTTTTCAGACCTTGAGCCTTTAGCTCCCAACCGCATTCATTACCATACTTCTTTTTTGCTCGTGCCAGCGCATGATGATGCACACGGGCATTAGGGCTTAATTCTTTCGGGGGCCAAGGTAAACGGATAATCATTTTTGCACCCGGCACTGATCACGATACACATCCATCATGGCGCGGTCGTGTGCAAGATCGTCGGGGTCCATTGCTCGTTCTTTGATGATACGGCGCATATACTTCGGCTCAAAACCAACGGCCTTCGCCTCTGCAAAAACTTCCTTCTGGTCGGTCATGATGTTTTGTTTTTCTTCTTCAAGCTTCTCAATGCGCTCGATGAAGCTTTCAAGCTGATTGTTGACTTGATTTTCTGCGAATGAATTCATGATTTCTCCTGTGATTTTTGGTAGCCCCGGCAGGACTCGAACCTGCAACCAAACCGTTATGAGCAGCCATATCTGCCAATTGATCTACGTGGCTATAAAAGCCCCTGCGGTCAGCTATTGCAAACAGCAGGGGCGCTATGTGGTGCGGTCAGAAATATCTTTCTGATTAGGCTAGCCGTATCGAACGGCAATGCGTCTAGATGCTGCATTCCTCGCTCGCCGCCGCACCGTGAACAGTCAAACAATATTTGACGGTTGACGCTATGGCGAAAGTGCCGGGAATCTCACCCGGAAATGCCTTACCTACCACCTTAACCCCCACCCTGCATCATTACAGGGTAAGGGGGCGAAGGCGTGCCAATCACGAAATAGGAGGCTTTTCTATTGGCTCACATGGTTATTTGGTCTGATGTACTCATGTGTTATCATCATGAACAGTTTGGACGTGCTGTTCACTTCGGGACCAAGCGTATTCTTCAATGCTATTTAAAAACCTGATGCACGTAACCATCGTTTGAATTACTTCACTGTGGACTTCTTCAAAAGCACCATCTTCATAAACAGCCTCATTAACAGCCTTCATAACCTCACCAGCTTCTTCCGCAATCACCATCGCAGCATGGATTGGATCAGTAGGCCATTTCGGGTGCTTTTCAAGCGCGTGTTTCATTTCCTCATCAAGCATGACCTGAATAAACGGATGCAGATAATTCATAACTATGCCTTAAAAGACCGGGTGACGCAGGGAGGGAACGCCACCCGGTAAGTTGTGGCTGGGGCCACGGGGAAAATCATTTCGATTTGAAGTAAGAAATCATTTCATCGCAACGGTGCTTCATGTCTTCAAGAAATGCGATGTTATCCTGATTGTCTTTACCAAATTTATAAACGCCAAAATCAAGAACTGCATGTCCTTGCCGCTCAATGCATGGATGCAGGAAAGATACTTCGTTTAATTCACCATCTGACCAGTCTTTTAACTTACCCATGTTGGCAGGGTCAGGCATCGACTTTCCATTTCGCCATAGGCAAATGCTTGAAGCGGAACAACCAGTTTCCTTTACCGCTTGCGCATTACCTATGTTTTTCTCCGCCATATATACTTTTAATGTCTTCATGTTTGCTCGTGTCCTCGTTTGTTGAAACCACAATAGCACAACGAATAACAGCGTCAATACATTTTTTTTGTTTGATGTGATATTTTTTTATGTTGACAATTGCGCAAAAGAGAGTACCTTTCTCGCATCGAAACACAAACCGGAGTTGCGGTAATGACCTTTAAAGAATATCAGAAAATCATCAAAACTGGCAAACCTGCCGAAGGTTGGATTGGTGGCGCTCTTCGTGGTGGTTACAGCAAAGACGGTGTTTTTTATGCACCTGGTGCGCCGGGGGTTATTTTTCACAAGAACGTTGCCGAAGTTGCAGATTACAAAGAGCATGAATAGGAGGACAAGATGAAAACTTTTGCAGGCGTAAAACCTCACGATCAGATCATCAAAGATGCGATTGCATGTGGACTAAGCGTTGACACAACAAAATACGATGGTGGATCAGACTACATCAATGTTTGGGGAAATTTTTGCGGTCACTATCTTGATGTTGCCATCTCCACATGGAATGGCGTTTTTTTCACCAAATTCGACGGTGATGTTGTTACCAATCGCTCAAGCTATTTTGATGGCGTTGATTGGTACGATGAAATTCTTGATCTGGTTTATGTTCAGCATGGTGATAAGAAATGACAAAACTTGATGACCTCATCGACGAACTACGGTCTGAAAAACTTGCGCTTCAAGGATATAATGAAGATCTGTTCAACGCGGTCAAGGGCTGGGCAGAAAACGTTGGCCTGTCAAAAGACGATTTTGATCTAGCTGAGCGTTATATCACCGATTTGATAGGGGATACCGTAGGCACCAAGATTTCGCGTCTTAACCGTGAAATTGATGAGCTTGAAGGTGAAAAGTACGATAGTAACCAGGCTAAACTTGGGAAAGAGGATTTGTTGTGATGAAAACCCTTTATATCATTCGTGGACTTCCGGGTTCTGGTAAGTCTACTTTAGCCAAACGCATCAGCAAAAACCATGCAGAAGCTGATATGTGGATGGTTGATAAAAATGGCGATTACAAATTTGATCCATCCAAGCTGAATGAGTGCCACGAAAGCTGTCAAAAAATGATTGAATTTTTCTTGAAGAATGGTCATAGCGCAGTTGTATCAAACACATTCACGCAATGTTGGGAAATGCAGCCCTACATGGATATGGCGGAAAAATACGGATTTGATTTTTGCGTTATTGAATGCCGTGGTAATTTCAGAAGCATTCACAATGTTCCTGAAAAAACCATTCAGCTTATGCGTAGTCGTTGGGAGGAATATTGATATGACACGAACAGTAGACGGAATTGAGCGTATTTCGCGCAGATTGGATCGAACTATTGAGCGTATTGATGCTATCGTTGATAGCGGGAAATATGCCAAATCTGATGTTGAGTTGCGGGATTATTTTGCAATGAATGCCATTTCCATTAGTTCTGAGTTTTTTGCAAGCCCGCCTGAAATTGCAAATTTTGCTTATTGCGTCGCAGACGCCATGATGGAGGTAAGGAAGAAATGATGCACTTCAATTACCGCGTAATGCGCAAACATGAAGGTGAAAACAAGTACAGCTATGGAATTTATGAAGTTTTCTATGAGAACGGATCAATAATTAGCTGGACTGAAACTACTGTTGATGCAATTGCGGAAACCTTTGATGATCTTAGAGCAGGAATCAAGTATTTAGAAGAAGCCCTAGCGCATCCCGTTCTTGACTACGCTACTGGAAAGGAGATTGAGGCATGATCTCAAAATATTTCAAAAAACTCGATGGCTGCACTGAATGGACTGCACTAGTGCTTGTAATCGCATTTGCTGTTGGGCTTCCTGTTCTCGTAGCTATTATCATGAAATGGTGGGTGTGATGGGTGAAGTAATTGCGGTTATCGGTTGTGTTATTGGTGGCATCTGCATTGGTATATTGCTTTCAACATCAAGCATCAGGGAAGATGCCGTTAAAGCTGGTGTAGCTTACTATGATTGCGTACCAGAGACAGGTGATTGTGCTTTTACGTTTGGTGTGCCGAAATGATCATCACATTCAAACGCAAAGACACTGACGGTTTGACGCCTAAA